GGCTGGAACACAAAACATTGTTGCCACAGCAAAAAATGCTGGCGGAGTAACTTTTCAATTAAACCGTGGCACAGGCAAAGCCGCTTGGCTAATAGTAGAGGACATTGGACCAGCATGATTGTTAACCTTGAAAATATTGACAACGACTACGAAAGCATGATGCGAAAAGTTCGTGACTCAATGCTTAAAGAATCCGACTGGACACAACTACCCGACGCACCTGTAGATCGTGAAGCATGGGCGACATACCGCCAAACATTGCGTGACTTCCCAGCCACATGGACAGCAGGCCCCGAAGCGGACTTTCCTGATACACCATGAAAACGCTAGCCATTGTTGCGCTTTTGGCTGTGGCCTTAATGTTTGTTGTTACCAGTTGTAGCGACCGCATTCGAAACACATGCGTTGAGCAACCCACAGCCCCACGATGTGACACCAGCACAGGAGCCACCACACCATGAAGAAATACACCAACTCAGAAATTAAAGCGCGTCTAGTCCTCATGGTCGGTTTTGCATTGTCAATCACTTTTATCATGTCCATCGGCATGATCTTGTACTCACTGGCGTTTGTTGTACAGCCCCTTGAAGTGTCGCCCAACGACTCAAAAGCGTGGGAAGTGCTATCAAGCGTTTTACTCGTTTTGGCTGGTGCGTTGACGGGGCTATTAGCAAGCAATGGACTCAAGGACAAGGGAGAAAAAGACGATGGCAATTAGACCGTATACCAGCAACAAAGACGCCGTACACGCCGCCAAACGTGAAGGCACCAAAGTGTTTGTTGACTACTGCTGTTACCTATTCGGCGTCACCAACATTGGCATTTTTAACGACCGAAACATGGTTGGCACAACCCCACCAAAAAAGTCAGTACACGCCACCTGGCGTGCTGTAGACCTAAAAGGTACTCAAGAACAGCGGTTTAAACTGATTGACTTTCTGTTTACCCACCGTGACATTCTGGGCATAGAAGAAATCCACGATTATGCAGGCACCTACAAAAACAACCTTAAAGGTTGGGGCGCTGGCTACCGCTGTGACCGTGACGCCTGGCGTGTTTACGACAAAAACACGATTGGGTCAAAAGGCGCCCAATGGGTACATGTCGAGATCTCGCCACTGCTGGCCGACCACCCTGACGTTGTACACCATGCGTTCAAAACTATTATGGGTGCTTGACATAGACCTACCGAATCGGTAGACATACCCCGACCTGACCCCGACTGAAGGACAAACCAAAATGAATGTTAAGCGTGTTTTAGGCTTAGGCCTGTTTACTTATTTGATGTGTGCCGCAATAGCGGTGGCGTTCCAAAAAGACACACCACCCAGAATTGCCCCAGTAGTGCCAGCCACCATCACCCTGGGCGATTTAAGCCCCCAGCAATTGCAGGACAGGGCCGAAGAACTAACGGCCACAACCACCAGCACCAGCACCACTACTTCGACACAACCCACAACCCGTGTTGCATATGTAGACCCTGACACAAAATGCCAGGAATGGTTACCAATAGCCGTATCGGTTGGCTGGCCCAACAACACCAAAACGCTAGAAAAACTAGGTCGCCTGATTTGGAAAGAGACACGTTGCCTTAACATTACGCCTTTGTCAAGTGACCCCGAACTGGCAAAACGTTTTAATGGCCATGACCACGGTTTAGTACAGGCGAATGAAATACATACCGATTGGGCAGAAGAATTATTTGCAATGCCGTTTGCTGAAGCAATGTCTGACCCAACCCTAAACCTGCGTTTCGGTTTCCTGTTGTATGACGCCACAGACGAAACAGGTGCTTGCGGTTGGAAGCATTGGAAAATGTGCTAACAAATGTTTAATGTTGACCGCCCCGACTGGCAACAATACGCAAACTGCCGAGGATTAGACACCAACCTATTTTTTCCCAGTAACGGCAAAGAGTCCGCAGAATCACGGGCAATCATTAAGCCGATCTGTGAAGCCTGCACCGTATTCGACAAGTGTTTTGCTTACGCTGTAGCGTTTCCCGAAAAGGCGTTACAAGGCTTTTGGGCTAACACGTCTGAAGGCGACAGGCGTCGTATGCGTTACTCTGGCACACCAGTTGGTTATCGTAGAATTAAACCCGACAAATGAAAGGCCCGACATGACAGAACAGTTAGCCGAAATGACAGCGGCAATAGCCAAAGCAGAAATTGCTATGAAGGCGGCGGCCTGGCAACTTGAAGCCCAAACCGCTGATATTGCAATGCTTAGAAAAGCCCTTTTTGAGTTGGCATATGTTGCCGAAGAAAACGGCATTTACCTGTCAAATCTGACTAAGTCGACACAAGACACCATTGTTGCCATGCGCCTAGGTGGTTTCAAATGACCTGCGAACTATGCAAAAAAGACTTGACCGCCTTTGACATTCGCATGCAAGACCTGTTGCAAGGTATCTGCTTAAACTGTGGCAAGGCAGGCGACTGGCACCACATGACACCGGACGAGTCACGCCGCTGTGCAGAACTACACAAATGGGCAAACATGACCAACGCCGAACGAATCGCCTACGACCGAAACAGGGGCAACTAATGGACTTGTCAAACTATGTCGACGTACCAACACGCTTTGCTATGGCATTAGAACGCTGGCCCGAATTACGCATAGTTGAAAACCGCCCCGAAATCATCACTATCGGTGACAAAGTTTTCATTGCTGTAACTGTGCAAGCCTGGCGCACACCGGACGACCAGATTCCTGCACAAAATACGGCATGGGAAATTTTCCCTGGGGCCACGCCGTTTACCAGAGGTTCTGAGATGATGAACGCCAGCACCAGCGCCCTAGGTCGTGTCTTAGGGTTCATGATGTCATTTGGCCCGAAAATGGCTAGCGCCGAAGAAGTACGCAACCGCCAAACAGATACACACACCCCAGCAGTGCTTGTCAGACAGCCCGAAAAGCCCCGTACACAGGCGCTAGGCGCAAATGCGAGCAATGCACCATCTGAAGCCCAATTGAAGTACCTACGAGGTTTAAATTATGAAGGCCCAGCACCCGAAACTAGGGCAGAATGTACGGCACTGATTAAAAGGTTGGCGCCATGACCGACCTGCTTTATTTGTTTGACATTGACAACCCACCGTTGAAACCCAAACGGCGACCACCAATTAAAAGTACGCCACAATTAGTAAGCCGTTTTATGTCAAAAGTTTATGTCGAATACGGCATGCCAAACGGTTGCTGGATTTGGACAGGAACACTTCAGGTTTACGGTTACGGCGAAATCTGCGTTAAAGGCAAAAATTATCGTGCTCATCGTGTTTCATATGAATTGTTTGTAGATGTTATTCCTAGCGACATGTCTGTATGCCACACATGCGATAACCGATTTTGTGTAAACCCTTCACACCTGTTTTTAGGTACTCATAAAGACAACATGGTTGACATGCGTGTTAAAGGCAGAGATAGCAATGGCCGCAAAACCCATTGTGCAAATGGACATGAATACAGCGAAGAAAACACATATAAAAACCCGATTAGTGGTTGGCGAACATGTCGAATTTGTAGATATACGTACAGTTTGAAAGATAAGCGCCCATGAAAGAGTCTTATTTTCAATCGCAGGTAATTCTGTTGGCTAAGTTGCACGGTTGGCTAGTTATGCACACCCGTGCTGTGGAAATCCGCCCAGGGGTGTGGAAAACACCGTTACAAGGTCATGCCGGATACCCAGACCTGACACTGGCCCATGCCAGCAAAGGAATCATTTACGCCGAACTCAAAAGCGATACAGGCAGAGTTTCAACCATGCAAAAAGCGTGGCACGAAACCTTGTCAACTGCAGGTGCTGAAGTGCACGTGTGGCGCCCAAAAGACATTCAAGACATCTCAAACCGACTAGCCAGGAGACCCGACCATGACTGAATTCATGCAACCCATCAACCCTATTCGTATTTGGACTAAAGGTAGCAATCACCGCTTTGCCCACAATGTGTTTGCTATCGCTATATCAAACTCGCATGATGTCGAATACTTAACTGTGAACGGCAACTTCATGCCAGTAACAGCAATCACCCACGCCGAAGTCCTGCTGAATGGTCAATGGACAGCAATACACACGGTAGAGATACGCCACCCAGCGACCTGATACAGTCCCAAAACAATTTCATTAGTCGCATGTGTGTGCCACGGTTGTAGGTGGTGGGCAGTAAACAGGGGAACCTGGGTAGACGCCTACGCACCGATGTAGGCGAACAGCGTTTCCAAACGGCACAAATGGCGAAGGTTGTCCACCGAAAACAAATAGACCGGCACCCTGTGGCTACTTGCCCAAATTGTGGGGGAAACAAACCACCCACCTTTCACATGTCAACCGAGGACAACCGCACAGGCGCCCTTCCTGTGTGGGCGTCAGTATCTCTTGACCTTGACCTTGACCTAACATCAGTAAAAAGGAGACCCGACCAATGCCCAGAGAACACACAACCAACGACCTGACCTATCGACGCAACAGGCAAGCCCTGCTAGCCAACAACCCACCATGCCATTGGTGCGGCCAGCAAGGAACAACAGCAAACCCCATGACAGCAGACCACCT